CTGCAATGAGTAACATTTTGGAAGCGTTGCCCGGAGGATACCGGGCCAGCAACTATGACTGGAAACTGTGGCTGGATGGCCGGGTGCATGAACTGATCGACGGTGAAGACTTCACTGTCCCTCTGACCAGCATCCGTTCAATGGCGTTCACCCAAGCGAAAAGGATCGGTGTACCGGTTCACACACGCGCCACTGAGAACGGTCTGGCAGTTCAGGCCATACGTGTACCTACCCGCAACGAGTGGTAGTAGTACGTGACGAGGATGACAACGATCACACCCTGTACCCTATTGTCGAAGTGCGTTGGGGAACGTACAACGAATGGCATGACCAAGTGTCACAGCAGATAGAGTGGTCTGATATGCTACGGTCAGAGGTCATAGCGTTGAATGCGGCCCGGATGCGTAGACAGATGATACTGGGGGACATACAGGAAATGGAATCAGAGTTGTCCTGAATCAAAAGATCGTGGGGGTCGGGGTTTCCCCTCCTTTAACCCCGGCTCCCACACTCTCTTAAAGGAATAAAATGTCAGACGAAACCGAAGAGAATGAAATTAAAAGCGTTGGAGAATACCTCCAATTCCTGCAAGAAGGCGTCCAATACAGTCTCGATTTGCAGTCAAGTTTGCTGCAGATCGTGGGCGATTTCGCCCATGATCAAGGTCACGCATGGGACCGTTTAATGGATTCTTTAGGCGCCCTTCTGGAGACACCACCCGAAGTGAACGACGGCCCGCACCTGACCGTCGTTTCAGACGACGACACACCCACCGGATGACCTCGTGTACGGACAGACGGCATATGACCAGCCCCGTAGGGCTGGTCTATGCATATGGCATATGGGGCATCCACCACCCGGCACGAAGGGGCTGCTAGGATGATGGAAGTGAACAGCGACCGCATCGTCCTCCGCCAGTCATGGCTGGGCACACTGGCGATGTGCCCTGAGCGTGCACGACAGGACATGCTGGGCCTCTCCGAATCGTCAGAGTCAACCAGCACCGCCATCGGAACCGCCGTCCACTACGGGATCGAACAGTGCCTGTCTGAAACAATCCGGACACAGGGACCGCTGTCGATGGAAGAAACCGTGGAAGCATCCATGGACGAATGGGCACGAAAGATTCCGGAGATCGTCCGCTGGAACCATTCAGAAAACAATGCGGAAGAAATCGTGACGAAGAACACGGTCGCTTGGTGGAACGAAGTCCGCCCCGATGTACGGCCCAAAGCGGTGGAGTGGGGGTTTGAACTGCCACTCGTTGTCGATCAGAAACCAGAGATCTGGTTGCAGGGCACCGTGGACTGCGTGCAGGACGACGGCCTTCCCATCATCGACTGGAAAAACCCGGGGCGTAAACCCTCCAGCGAATGGGAGAAGAAACGGTGGTCGGTGCAGGCCGCCGCCTACACATGGGCTGCCGTCAAGGACGGCATGGCTACTGACCCACCCGGGTTTGAGTTCGTGCATCTTGTGAAAGGTGATGTTCACAGGACGCTTGTAGAGTATGGACCAGCGGAGTGGGCGAGTCTGGTTGCGCTGGCCCGCTCTGCTGGTACACTAATATCCGCTGACCTGCCTGTATGGCCGTTGAATATGACGGGCTGGCATTGCTCCCCCAAATGGTGCGGGGCATGGTCTACCTGTAGGGGTAGGTTTGCGGGACCAGATCCATGGAACCAACTATAAGGAGAAACACCATGGCAACTAGCAATGATATTAGGGTTACGGTGACACGCCGCAGTGTGATGCAGGTCGCACCTTACGAATCGGAAGAAGCATCATCGTCAGTGGAGTTCTCCATGGACGGTGGCGCTTCGGCGGAAGAAGTCATGGGTGAGCAGTCGGCATGGAGCGACAGGCTCGCTACCGCCAACTATGAGTCGTTGGGTATCGGCTACGAGATCACGGAGGTGGCGGTTCGACGGTTGCAGAAAAGCGTTCCCGGGGATACACCGCGTCCTGCCGTGGCTGCAGCCCCGTCACGACCTGCCGCTGCGTCCAGCGGTGGTGCACAGGACGAACTGTGGCGAGACGTGATGAACAACAACAGTGGATGGTTCACGAACTGGCCGGAACAGTTGGAGGGCAGCGAGAACCCGAAGCGGCCAGCGTACCGGCGTTCCGGGGACGGCAAGGGACTGTGGTTGACACGCAAGGATGGCAACGCCAACTTCCCGAACTTCTTCGTGTGCCCGAAGACTGGCAAGACTGGTGATGCGTTGACTGAGATCGGTAATCAGATCAGTCAGAAGGCGGCAGCCAAATAGAATTATCCTAGGATAATCTGATGGCAACCTTGCTTTCCGAAGGGGAAGTGGCTTTACGTTTGGCTGATGCAATAACCCGGTCAGGTGAAGGCGACACCCGTTCAGAAGTAGCCGACACACCCAAAGGTCCTAAACGGTTTCCGCTCACCAGCACAGTTGTTGACAGTTTGGTGGGGTTCATCCGGAACCCCACCGAACGCTGGTATTTGGGCTTCCCAGAGTTTGATCTCGCTACCCGTGGCGTAGGCCGTGGCGAAGTGATGATGATTCTAGGCAGATCCCACACCGGCAAGTCGCAAATCCTGTTGAACAGCATCGTCTGGAACCTAGTCAACCATCACGACACGCATGCAGTCATCTTCTCGTTGGATGAACCACGCGAACTGGTGTTGATGAAAATGTTTTGCCTGTTGAAGGGGCGTTCCTCTGAGGATGTGGAAGACGCCATCAAAGCAGGAGACAAGGACACCTTGTCGGATCTGGAACGGGCAGCAACACAGGAACTGTCCCGTGTAGCGATAGTTGATGAAGCAATCCACCTTGACGAAATGGCTCGTGTACTTGACGAGGCACGCGCATGGTGGGGGTGCGACCCGAACTTTTGCATGATCGACTATCTGGAACTGCTACCCGGAGGTGACGCCGACGCTGCCGGAGTCACCGGTAAAGCACAGGCTGTGAAACGGTGGGCGAAAGACCAACGAGTCCCGTTAGGTCTTGTGCATCAGTCAGGTAGGGGCAGTTCACCACCGGGGCAGGCTGCAGGCTTGTACGGTGGACGGTACGGTGGTGAACAGGAAGCAATCTTTGTTCTTGAGGTGTACAGGAAGAAGGATCGTAGCGACCTGTCTCACTGGGAAACACAGTACCATGAGAACAGTGTCAACATGAACTTGTGTAAGAACAAGCGGACAGCGAAACTGTTGGATCAAACCTACTACATGGATCCGGTGTGCGGGCACGTACACCCCTACCATGAAGAGTTGATACCGGACACTACACGGACATAACATTATGGATAGAACCCCGACACAAGACACGATCACCGGCTTCGCTTCCCTCTTTCAGGGAGGCAGCATGGCGCAGTCTTTGACCGGCGGTGGCTTCTACCCGATGGAGAACCCTGACGGGTCTTTCTACGCTGCCACCGGAGAAGCCTATCTGAGGGCCGTAGAGGGCCACCTGTCCAAAGATGGGGAAGGTATCGGCGTGTACCCCCTGATGGAGGCACACGGCCCGGAAGGGGCCTTAGAGGGCTTCACAGTGTGGTGGGGGTGCGTTGACTGGGATGAGGGTCGTGAAGCGTCCTTTATTCACGCCAAAAATGTTCACGAAGTTCTCGCCCAAATCGGTATCAAAGGATGGGTGGAACGCTCACGTTCCAAAGGCTTCCACCTGTGGGTGTTCTTCACCGAACCACTCGCTGCACGAATAGTACGAGACGGCCTGATCGGTGCATGCAACGTAGTGGGGGCACCCACCAAAGAAGTCAACCCGAAACAGATCTCGCTCGTCGGAAAAAAGATAGGGAACGGGATGCGGCTCCCGTACCCGGCGTTACGCGAAACCGGTCAACACGAAATGCTCAACCCGAAAGCCACCTACTCGCAGATCCCTCTCGCAGACTCGTTTGTTGCAGAAGCATTACAGACACGGATCACCGGAGAACAATGGGAGGCAGCAGTCGTGCTGTACAAGGGGAACGAACCGGCACCGGTACGTCGCGCCTCATACAGTTACACAGGCAGCAGGCTGACAGGTGTGGCCGAAGCGATCCGCCGCAACGGCCCCCGCATCACATCGGACAAACCCCACGGGGACCGTTCAGGCACACTGTTCAGCCTCGCATGCCACATGATACGTCAAGGATACAGGGATGGTGACATTGCTAAAGAACTGAGAGAAGCCGACGATGATTGGGGAGGCAAATACGCTAAGCGACCTGACGGTGGCGCCCTTCTAGACAACCTGTTGAACTCCGCCCACAAGAAAGCATGGTCCGATAGTGAAAAGTTTCTCCGTAAGAATCAGTCGGCGCCCCAAAGTGAAAGCACGCCCCCGGCACAACAAGAAGGGGCAGGTCTTCACACCGAAAGGGACGCTTGACGAGGAGAAAGAAATAGCGACCGCATGGCAGCAAGCCAAAGGCGACCTGTTTGAAGGACCAGTCGAAGTTTATGTCGCATACTCACCTACCGAAACGATACTGACCGTTCAAGAATCCCCCCACGACGCACGCACCCTCAGAGGAGACTTGGACAACTACCTGAAACTCACATTGGATGCCCTCAACGGTGTAGCGTGGGCTGATGACGGACAAGTCGTTCGCATCCTCGCAGTGAAAGTAGACTCCCTTGATCCTGATTGAACTGGAACCATGGGAATACGAATGGGCATCCCACGTCGGTGCCCGACGATTCATAGAAAACTGGGGCAAACGCGACGCCCCCCACTACGACAAGAAACGAATGGAAGACGACCGCACCGCACAAGTCGCAGCCTGCGTCGGAGAACTAGCAGTAGCCAAAGCCGTCAACCAGTACTGGTCCGGTCACGTCTGGCACAAATCCGTTCACAAAGACTACAAGCACATCCCTGACGTAGGCACCAACATTGAAGTCAGACGTGTACGGACAAGCACCAACGCTGCCGTACGCAAACGGCAACTAGGTAACAAACTGGTCCTGTTCGTTGTACAACCAGTAGCCCCAGAGTTTCGGGCCGTACAAATACTGGGATGGATCAACCATGACAGGGCATGGAAGATTGGTGAACCCTCCGGATACGATCCGGAAGGAACCCGGCTAATAGCCGAAGAACACTTGAAGTCTGTGATAGACTGGAAGGGTTAGTTCAGCAGCCAAGCAGCCACAACATTAGGCCACCTTGGATGCGCAATGCCCAACGTAAGAGAATTCCCGTACGACCCTAAAGCCTTAGGGCG